ATAGGTCCGGCTCATTTCGTCCCGTATCGAATCCAACAGCCAGCGATCCGCTTGAGCTGTCGTGGTGATGACAACTTTTTTGTCAGCATATTTGAGATTGGCTTCTTTGATCCGCTCCCAGGCTTCATCGTTTTTGTACCAGGGAAAAAGATCCCCGTTAAACCAATTCATGATGTACTCATAAGTGGTTCGTTCATGTGGTGTTAAGTTAATCATATTTCCTTTTTAGTTTTCACCTGGACGGGATCGCCGCCCAGGTGGTTAGTTTTAGCCTTCGCATTCTGTGTAAAAGGTCGCATTTCTCAAAGCATCCTGGATGGATGAATCAAGCTGATCTTCTACAACAAAAATATTTGTTTTTTCTTCGAGCTTTTGTTCTATCAGCTCATCGAGGTTTTCAGAGATTTCCGGCGGTCCTGCAATATCCAGAATTTCATTTCTGATTTCAGGATCCTTCAACAGCTCCAGTAAAAGCTCTTTTCCTGTTTTGGATAGTTCGAAAGAAAGTTTCATTTCACACCCCCAGGTCATAATGAATCTCAACGTCCACAAGCTCACCTTTCCCCTTTGGGAGCCTTGCGGATTTGAATAGATGACCATCGATGTAAAAGTGGTAGGTCCTGTCACCGTTTGGGTGTTCCCGATGGGTGACTTCGTGCTTGAGGAAGTGGTGAGAGTTTTTTGAGCTGGTCCCTACCCTGACTTCGCAAGCACTATGTTTTTTGACTCCATAGGACTTATTGCCGTTAGCATAAGCACACGAATTGATGATGTTCCATATTGGATATTGTCTCATTTTGATTCCTTTAAATTACGATTGTTAATGTTAAAAAATAGAGCATGAGAAACATTGAGATGATGCCTCCCAGCTCCAGCCCTAAAACGATCCATTTTTTCATAGCAATTCCTATTTGCAGATCGCAAGAATCAACAGAGCGGATCAAAAAAAAGGATCCGCCCTGGTTGATCAAACGCTTTCGATGATTGGGTTGAGGGTTTCCGCCAGCCGGACGGCGTGACGGGTTCGGTAATGTTTCCAGTTGTCCCGATCCGACTTGGAGCGATCCACCTGGGCTAACGTGTTGAACCTGGAAATTATTATTCCGATCTGTTCCTTCCTGGTTAAAGTCCAGAAAAATTCTTCTCCGCTCATAGATCCTCCTCTTCTGGATCGGGTAGTGCGTCCTTTGCTTGCTGGTTCATGTTTTCCATGTGGCTTGCCAGCTCTTTTTCTTTTTCGTCCCTTTCTGCTTTCAATTCATCTTCAAAATTTTCCATAATTCCTTTCAAGATTAGGATTGATTAAATAGCATAAACATATATGCATCTATCAACATAATCGACAATCTGTCGATATTCAATAAAAAAAAGATAATGAGTAAAGAATTGATAACAGGCGGTCAATTAACTGATATGCAGTCTGCTTTTGTCCATTCCCTGGTCTTCGATGGGAAGGGGCCAACAGAGTCCGCCAGGATCGCCGGATTTAAACATCCGAAACAAGCCTCATATCTATTGACTAGAAACCCCAAAATAATACGGGTGATTCGGCAAGAGAGACAAAAGCTTTACCAGGCGGATCTCGCCCCGCTTGCCATCGGCACGCTTCGATCCGTTATGCTCGATCCTGATGCACCAGCCTCCGCCAGGGTGTCGGCCAGCCGTACAGCGTTGGAGCTGGCAGGGGATCTTAATAAGGACAAGGGCGGTGAGCTGGCTGGGCGATCCCTGGCGGAGCTGTCACCGGATGAGCTGGCCTCGATGATAGATCGATGGGAGGAGGAGCGGTCCAGCCTTGCAAAGGATGTTACGCCCCAGGGCCAGCCGTCAGCCGTTGAAACTGCTGGGGCTTGATGGTTCGTGAGGGACTATTCGACGATCTTGAGGGGGAGAAATAAGGTTTCTGTTCATTTTCTTTGACGCACCCCGCCCCCCGGCATACCCAGCGAAGCTGGCTTCATTGTTTAACGCCTGTCAGCACAAATTTTTGGTATTTTCGGATCTGGCGTGTTTGCTGTTGATCGTTGTCATACGCAGAAATATACTAAATGCAGAGAGTAAAAAGCCGTAAGTTCTTTCCCTCTTTCCTTCTGGCTTACGGCATCTCTCCACGCCTTTTCCGCCCACAAAAAGGAGAATGCTGATATGCCTGGATACCACACCTCGCCCACCCAGAAACGCAGAAAAAAGCGAAAAAAGAAGCGGAATTCACGTTTAGTCCGTGCAATGGGGTACAAAACCGGAAACACATATTGACCTATGGCCCAGCCACCTACCTACACACGCCAATACAATTTCAACGATTATTCGACCAGTAATCCGTCCACGCCCCACCTGGGTTCAAAGATTGACCTGGAGTTGGATACGGCAAAGACCACGCTGGACGCATTAAAGAGTAATTTAGGGGTTATCCAGCGTGATGACGGGAAGCTCCGCAATCTGTCAGTCCATACAGAGGCGTTATCAAATGCTGTATTGACGCTGATCAAGGCAACCGAAAACGGTTATGGCGTAAAAGGGTCCTGGGCCGCAAGCACGGCTTATGCGGTAGGTGATTTAGTAGAGTCTTCCCAAGCGACCTATTTATGTTTTGAGGCTCACACCTCCGGCCTCACCTTTGGGGCAAACAGCTCCAAGTTCATCCTGTTAGCAAATGCGGCCATCCAGACCACGGCAAGTGCTGTAGACACGTTAAGCGGGGATGGAACGACAACGACTTTCACCTTAACAAACAATTCTCCGTCTGGAGTGACGGATGTATTGGTATTCGTGAATGGGAGTTTACGGACCCCGACTACGGATTACACGATTCCGAGCAATACCCAGATCACGTTTCAAACGGCTCCGTCAAATGCGACCAACAATGTCATTGTCTGGGGAACGTCAACGGTGGTTGAAGCGGCAAAAGCGGCGGCACAATCGGCCCGTGACACGGCTGAAACGCACCGTGATGACGCAAATGAGCATAAAATAACGGCAAATAGTTGGGCAAATCATGTTGAAGGCACAGTTATCGACATTGATTCAACAATAGACAGCAACGAATATTCCGCCAAGGCTTATGCAATTGCAGAATCTACACCCACCACGATTTATGTAACGGTTCCAAATGGGAAATTTGCTTTTAATGGTAAAACGATTCTTACGGGTTCTGAATCTCTTTATAACGTCATTAAAGGATCAACTTACACGTTTGATGTAAGCGACACCACAAATAATGGGCATCAGCTGGAATTCAGCACATCCGCTGAAGATGCCACTCCGGATTATACCGTTACACGAAATGGGACACCTGGTCAATCTGGTGCGACAGTAAGTTTTGCGGTTCCTGCAAATGTAGCCAATACGATTTATTTTTATTGTTCTACTTCAGGGCATACGGGCATGGGTGCAACCCTTTCAGCAATTGCCGAAAGTTATGCTCCATCCGTAAGATCGGCAAAGGAATGGGCCTCCAAGACAGATGGAGAAGTCATTAATTTGGGAGCTGGTATTGGCTCCGAGTACAGTTCAAAGATGTATGCCCAGGAGACAAGCGGGGATCATTCGCATGGTGGATCCTCGAGGGGTTGGGCGCAGACGGCAAAGAACACGCAAGTCCCTGGTGCGTCATCCACCGACCGATCCGCGAAGCATTATAGTGAGGTAGCGGCGGATCACAAAACGGATGCCGAGTCAGCAAAGACGGCGGCAGAAACGGCATTGGATTCGTTTGATGACCGTTATTTAGGGTCCAAGACGGTATCTTCTCATCCGGCCCTGGACAATGATGGGAACAGTCTTTTAACGGGTGCATTGTATTGGAACACGGGATCCGGAGGCATCACTCAAGGGATGTATGTTTACAATGGATCCAGCTGGGATACATTGCGGACTTCGGTAGGCGGGGATACGGTCACCAGCTCCAGCGGGAATAACCTGAACCTGGTCACCCCATCCAACTCAAACAATGTTATCATCAACTCAGGTTCCAACTCAATCCAACTTCCTAACGTAAGAGCGTCCCAGGACAACTATGTTCTTGCGATGACTGACAAGACTACTGGTGAAACCGCATGGCAAGTCACGTCAACCGCACCAACGGTCTTAGGGGTCACTTCGGGGCAGTTAAATACTGCTGAAACATTAGCAACCCGAACGGGAACGACAACTTCAGGAAGCACCACAATATCTGCAATTTCTACTACTAATTTAGTTGGTGGTGAATATGTATATGGTGATGGAATTCCTGCAAATACTACTATCTCTTCAATTAGTCAGGCTTCAACTTCAACCAATAGTGATGGTTCAATAGTCATCTCCAATTCTGCAACCGCAAGTGCTTCTGGAGTAACTTTAAGCATCACAAGCCCAGGTGAGCCAAAAGGTGGAACCTTAGTCATTGCAGGATCAGATTTTGGGACAAACATTAGTAGTATTACTGTTGTAAGAATTTGTGCATCGGATGGTACTTCGCAGGTTAATGCAACGACATTATCAAATTTAAGCGACACCAGCATCACTGCAACATGGAATGGAACAGAGTCAGGATACTCTACGTTTTCAGGGGTATATTATGTTGAAATAGTGAAATCTGGACTAACCTCCAATCGTTTTAATTCAACCAAAAGTTTTAGTAATGATCCTACAATTTCATCCGTAACAGGAACAGGGGAAGAAGGTGATAATGTCACAGTAACCGCATCAAATCTTGGAAGCTATGGAGGTTCAGTCGCAGGAGGAGGTCAGGACAGTAACACAAAACTACTCTTAAATTTCGACAGAACTGGTGGAACGGACATAGAGGATTCGTCCAACACTGGTGGCGAGGGGCATAAGGTAATTGCAAACGGAAATGCAGTCATCAAAGCCAGCCCTTTTGGGGATGGTAAGTCAGCGATGTTCTTTGATGGGACAAATAACTATTTAAGTATCCCAGCCAGTTCAGATTTAGCTCTTGGAACAGGGGATTTTACTATTGAAGCATGGGTATATAGCACTGATTGGAGTCATGCTTCATATATTAACCTTTTTGATTTTCGGAATGGTGATCAAGACACAGATGCCTTTTGGTTAGGTTTTGAGGGAACCGAATATTTTTCAACTGATGGTCGGTTATATATGTATCATAACGGCGTAAGACACTTAGATTCTGACAATGCTGTATTTCCCACTAATGAATGGCATCATTTAGCAGTAACAAGGGTTGGGGCTACAATTACAGCGTATGTGGATGGGGTGGCAACTGGCACAACTTACAATATAGGGTCAACAACTGATTTAAGTGGTCAAAATCCTGTTTATATTGGTAGATACTTTAGTAGTAATCAATATCATTTTAAAGGATATCTAGACGAAATCCGCATCGTCAAAGGCACTGCCGTTTACACCTCAAATTTTACAGTGCCAACCAGCCGATTAACAGCAATTACGAATACCAAATTGCTGATTCACAGTGATCAGAATGTCGATAGCTCAGATTTCAATCATCCATCAACACAACATGATGGTGCTATCCCTGCTCTAGTGGGGAGTCAAAGTGCTTGGAAGTTTGATGGGGCTTCTGACCGCATAACATTTCCTCAATACTCAAATGCCTTTAATTTAGGAAATGGAGCATTCACAGTAGAGGCATATATCAACTTTATTAATCTTCCTACTACATCTGGTAGTGCGAGGTTTCATCCTATTTATAGAATTGGAGGGGTCGGCGGAAACAATCTTAATTTAGTCGACCTTATGAATAATAGTGGAACTTACCAACTCCGATACCATGATAATGTTACGGGATCTGTTTCGGTAGATTGGAGTACCCCATCTACTGGCACTTGGTATCATTTTGCAGTGACTAGAAATGGGGCTGAAGTTAAATTTTACATTGATGGTTCACAAGTAGGAAGCACACAGACAATTAATGCTTCCACGCCTATTGATGCAGAAGCAGGACCATTACAGATTGGTGGTGACTCATACGATAGTCGCTGGTTTGACGGATACATTCAGAATTTTAGATTAACATCAATGTTAGTCTACACTGGTAATTTCACGAAACCAACTCAGTCAATTAATTTAACTAAAACTTGGTCAGCTAGTAGCCCAGCAGGATATACCGTAAGCGAAATTACTTCAGGTGTAGTAGTGGCAAACACTACATCATCCAATGTTAAACTTTTAGTACATGGAGATGGAGCAAAGTTTACCGATAGTTCCTCTGGAACAACCCACACCATAACCGCAACAGGCGCATATCACAGCCAAGGCCACGGAGGAATCGCCCCTGCTATGGCATGGCCTTCAAGCCTGAAGAAGACTGGATCGGCAGGGGTTTATTTTGATGGGAGTGATGATGCTTTATCAATTACAAATTTGTCATCAATTAGTGGTGATTTTACAGTAGATTTTTGGATTTGGCCTGACAAAAGTGATGATAGTGAAACAATTTCAATATTTTATGATGGTCGTGATTCAAGCAACTCTAACGGCTTTGCCTTATCTTTTGTTAAATCAACAGGCAGATTAAAATTTTATAATGCTTCAGGATCTGCTTCATATATTATTGATGAGCCAACTGATCGTTATCTTAGTTTTTACCAATGGAATCATGTTGCGTTTGTCAGAAGTTCAAACACCTTACAGTTATATGTAGATGGGCAAGTCTCTTCTACTACTGCATCATTTAGTGCAAATTTTACTTCTACAACTGGTATGTTAGGTAGATTTAGAGGTGCTAGTTCGCATGAGTTTAAAGGGTATATTGATTCTTTCAGAATTATAAATTCCGCAGAATACACCTCAAATTTTACCCCACCCACCAAAATCTACGGAGCTATGTTTCCTACAAACCCATCCGTAGGAACTATTACAATTACGGGTGCTACAACTGATTCAACTGATATTGCTTTTACTGAAATAAATAGCAGTTTGCCCAACGGACTAACGCTGAACGACCAGGGTGCAGGAGATCAAACTGCAACGATCACAGGAACACTTACAGACGTTGTTGGTTCTGACACTACGACTTCAAACATCCGCATACAAGCAAAGGCGAATAATGATGCAAACAGGATTACAGAAGTAAACGAAAGTAGTGGTGTAGGTGCTGTAAGTATTACGAAGAAATCTGGTGGAAAACCTATTCTGTTTAATGCACGAAGATTTGCAGCTACTGGTACAGTCAGAACTATAAATGGATTTGGATTCCAACCTGATTTAATTTGGATAAAGGCACGGGACAGAGCGACAAATCACTACATTCAGGATTCTCTTAGAGGGGCGCAAAATTTATTAATCACAAACGACGTTAATGCGGAGTTTGTAAATGACCGAATAGATGGGTTTGTGCCAGACGGAGTAAAAATTACAAATGACGATGAATTTAACAAAGGGACTGGAGATCACAGTGCAATAGCTTGGGGTTGGAAGGCTGGCGGTTCACCTAGTGCTAATGGGAAGAAGATAGTCGATGGTGTTGAGTCTTCAATAACTTCAGGTGCTTCTGCTGACTATTACAATTTAACTAATGTTAAACAATCGATAAATACATTAGGTGATTTTTCAATAACGCAATACACAGGTTCTAGTAGTGACGGTTGGTTTAAACATGGGCTATCTGGTAAGCCAGATTGGATTATAGTAAAAAGACTAGGCCAAGCTAATTCGTGGCCTGTCTGGCACAGTGGTTTTGGTGGATCTGGAGGGACAGGTGAGTGGATACTATTAGACTCAAACCAACAAAAAGGCTATTGGAATGAGGGTTCAAATGGAACCGCTTGGAATATGTTTGGGACTATCGATAATACTAAAATAAATGTGATGACTAGTAGTTCTGTTAATTCAGCTTACGCACACATCTGCTACGCCTGGAAAGCGGTGTCAGGCGTATCAGCGTTTGGGAGTTACACAGGTACAGGAACTGGTGGTTTTGAATCAAATGGGAATGGTGGTGTAAATGATATGGGGTTTAAGCCCAGATGGTTAATGGTCAAACGGATTACATCTGGAGATAGTTGGACAATCTTGGATTCATTTAGAGAATCAACTACAGAAAAAACAACAGCTTTATTTGCAAACACTTCTAATACCGATACTTCATCAAGCACATACGGAATTACATTTACAACAACAGGGTTTACAATGGACTCAGGATCAACAAGTGGACATATAAATGCAGATGGGCAAACGTACATCTACCATGCCTTTGCATGAAATGACTTCTGAAATCAGCGTAAACCAGGACATCAGCATCACGCCTGATTTCATCACGCAAGATCAGGTCAAGTTCCTTGAGAACTTTTGCAGAAATATTAAGGAATGGGATCGATGCGAGGGGATCTGGGATGACCGTGGTGTGTCAGCAATGACCGACAAGGTTCCGCTGACGATCCAGCTGGCGGTGCATACGTTGTTTCGAAAGATCGAGTACAAGATCAAGGAATTTTACAATCTGGATGAGATATATGTGGACACAATCGGTTTCACCAGGTGGAGGCCAGGAGACAAGCAAAGTCCTCATGCAGATGGCGAAGAGGTGGATGGATCCGCACACCGGAATTACCCGTGGCGTAAATTCGGGTGCATATTGTACTTGAATGATGATTATGAAGGCGGGGAGCTGTATTTACCTCAATATGGGATCCAGATGAGGCCGAAACCTGGGACCTTGGCGTTTTTCCCTGGCAATGCGAAGTATCTGCATGGGGTGAAACCTGTCCAGGAGGGGCCGATCCGCTACAACATTGCGTCATTTTGGACAGACAAAAAGGAAAAAAGATACCGGAAATTTTATGACTACAAGAGTGAAAAACCAGAGGTTCCAGCGGGTCATATTGCTGTTTTGACGGAGCATCCGGACCATCACAAGACGTTGCCGGACATCCTTCACAGCTTCAAAGGGAATGTGAAGCGGGATTGGTTCGTAAAACACGCTTATCATTGCTTGCCGTTGGTTATTGGGAACCAATATGGGATTGGGATCCGGAGCATGAGCGAATTTAGAGCCACCTGGAACGGCGGACCCAAACAAAATGATGTCGTTGTGGAGTTTGAGGACAAGATGCATGAGCATCAAAAGATTGAAGCTCATTTTGGGATGGGTACGGTGACGATCCAGAACCGATTCAACTTCATGACCCCTCCTGGAGTCAATTTAATGACAATTAACCCTCCCAATCATTGGATTGACGGTGTTCAGCACATGACGGGAGTGATAGAAACAGACAATTTACGGCGTGATTTCACGTTTAATCTAAAATTAACCCGTCCTGGACACACGGTTCATGTCAAAAAGGGTGAATTTATCGGGTGTGTGATCCCGATCCCCCGATATTTCGTGGACAGCTTCGAATGGAAGGTAGCAGAGGAGCTGTTCCGCACGGAAGATGTGTGGAAGGGGCGTAAAGCCAAGTCAGATTTTGGGTTAGAACGAAGGTTTGAGGACCCAGATAAGCCGAATCGCAATGGATTGCGTTATCGGAAAGGTGTGGACATTTATGGAAATGAATTTCCGGACCACCAGGTAAGCATGAAGCGAAAATAGTAACAACCAGGGTATGGCTTATCAGGGTTTTATTGTTGATACTTGCGGCAATCAGTTTGCCGTTCAACTCAATGGCGGTAAGGGATCTGGTATCCCATACCGATTTAGAGTGTTTGAGTTTGAACCTCTATTTTGAGGCCAGGAATGAAAGCAGATTATCCCATGTTGCCATCAACCAGGTGGTTTTTAATCGAGTGGCCAGCCCACGATTCCCAGATTCCATCTGCGGAGTCATTAAGCAGGGCGTTTACATTGGAGATCACCCTGTTCGTAACTTTTGCCAGTTTTCTTGGTATTGCGATGGTAGGCATGACAATCCTGTGGATAAACTGGCTTTTTCTAAGGTTCGGGAGCTGTCCAGGTGGATGTTGATCGCAAGGAATTTCACACCCCAGCTGGTGGACAATGCAATGTGGTATCACGCCGATTATGTTCGGCCCCGTTGGAGCCATGTAAGGAAGAGAGTTTTACAAGTTGACAGCCATATATTTTACAAATGAATCCAGCTGATCATGTTTACAGATATGGCACACCCCATCCGGAACTTATGGAAGTAAACACGATTTTAGAGGTATTGAACCAGGTAGGGATCCCTGTTGCGATCTCCGTCATTTTGATGTGGTTTATCAAGTATCAATTTGATGAGTCCAGGACAGAGAGAGAAGAAGCAAGAGAAGATCGAAGTGAGAATGAACGCCAGGTGATTGAGCTTCAGCGTGAATTTAACAAGCAAATTGTTGATTCGATCAGCAAATTGACAAATGTAATAGAAAATAACACAAGAGTCGTTGAGCGATTTGACGGGAAAAATTAATGGATAAAGAAATACCATTTTGCCCAGAATGCCATTCATATCCATGCTCATGCGATGACAACATAATTGAGGAAGAGGATGGCTAAAGAAAAAACAACGGTAACAGAAAAGACAATAGATCCGCCGAAGCCCAGAACGGATCCGGCGATGAAACTAAAGTTTTTGATGTTCTGGTCCAGGCTGATAATAACGGTGCTGGCAATGGGTTTATTCGGCTATCTGGCGAGTGCCATGCTAACCATGCAAGAAGAGATGACCAGCAGTTCGAAGGACGTTCTCCTGCTTATGCTTGGAAGTTTTTTGCCTATCGTTCTAGCGATTTCAAAATTCTGGCTGGATCCTGACGATGCTCATGCTGGCAATAACAACAGCCCTCAGAAGGAAGAGGAACCTAAACCAGAAACCAAGCCCAAAGAAGAAGAGTGATAAAGAAACTGTTTGAATCATTTGGTATTTGGGCATCAATTAAATTCGGAAAGGAACGTGACATGATCCCTCCCTTTGTGATGAGTTATGCGGCCAATTTTTTGTTGGATTTGGTCAAGGACCCTTTGCAAAATTTGGCCAAGGAGCATATTGATAAGGCATTGGGTAATGCCCCAAAAGAGCTGAAAGATGCATTGGATAAGGCGGTGGACGAAGATGGTTCGCACGGCCACAAATCCCTCATGGAGATGTTGGATAAAAAATGAAACTAAGCCCCAATTTCAGCCTAAAGGAGATGTGTTATTCCACAACAGCAATCAGGAATGACATAGATAACTTGCCGAATCAGGAACAGCTGGTTTGTTTAACCAGTTTAGCATGGCAAGTATTACAACCGATTCGGGAGGAAATGGGGCGTATTGATGTGAATTCTGGTCTAAGATCCGAAAAATTGAACCAATTGGTGAACGGATCCAGGACCAGCGACCATTGTAAGGGCAAAGCGGCGGATATAGAGGCAAATGATATTGAGATCAGCAACCTTCAGCTGGCCGAATGGATTTCTAAGAATTTGACGTTTAAACAATGCATTTTGGAACACTACCACCCCGATAAGATCGGTTGGGATGGCAAGCCTGAAGGCAATCACAGCGGGTGGGTCCATGTCAGCTTCGATCCTGGTGGTGACAATCAATGCCAATTACTGACGGCAAAACGTGTAAACGGGAAGACTAAGTATCTGGAGGGATTTGTCATCGACTAAAGAAAAACAGCTGTCTGATCTGGATCGTCAGATTGAGGCGGCCAAACGTCAGAAACGGGCCATTGAGTGTAGGACCGAATTTTTGAAGTTTATCAAATTCACGATGCCTTCTCCGGAGGATCCTGACAACCTAGATTTATCGATATTTGAAGATGCGAAACATCATAGAGCTATTGCAAAGGTGCTTGAAAAAGTTGAAAAAGGCCATATCCCCCGCCTGATCGTGACGTTACCTCCCAGGCATGGGAAATCAGAGATGATAAGCCGTAGGTTTATCCCCTGGTTAATGGGTAAAGACGGTTACAGATCCGTCATTTTTGCCAGTTATAATGAGGATTTTGCCCAGGATTTTGGAGCAGATTGCAGAACAATCATGGAATCTCCGCAATACAAACAGGTCTTTCCAGGCTTCACATTCCGCAAAGGCGGAGCTTCGAAGTCAAGGGTCCAGGCTGGGCCTGGAGGAATGGCGGTTTTTGTAGGTAGAGGCGGAAGCATAACAGGGAGAGGAGGTGATTTCGTTATCATTGATGATCCGATCAAGGATGCAATGGAAGCCCAAAGTCCAACATTGCGTGAAAACCTTTGGACCTGGTTCACCCAGGTTTTAATGACAAGGTTGATGACATCCCAGGCCAGCATTGTGATTGTCCAGACCAGGTGGCATGAGGATGACATTGTAGGAAGGTTGACGGATCCAATGAATCCGCATTTCACCGAATCAGAAGCAGAAAAATGGAAGGTGATCAATTTGCCAGCCATTGCAGAAGAGGAGGATCCGCTGAAGCGTAAGCCTGGGGAGCTGTTATGGCCGGAGCGTTTCGATCATGAGTTTATGGAAGCCCAGCAACGTCTGGATCCACGGGGTTTCTCGGCTCTTTATCAGCAACAGCCGTCACCAGAGGATGGAGACTTATTCCGGCGTGATAATATTCAATACTATGAGAAACGTGATTTGCCGGAGGACCTTCGGATTTATGCGGCTTCCGATCATGCGGTTGGAGTAGACAAGACCCGCAATGATGCAACGTGCTTATTGATTGTAGGCGTGAGCCAGGATGATGATGTTTATTTATTGGATGTTTGGTGGGAAAAGAGGCCAGCGGATAAGGTGGTAAAGGCGATGCTGGAGATGATTAAGAAGTGGAAGCCTGTTATTTGGTGGGCCGAAAAGGGGCATATCACAAAGGCAATTGGGCCTTTTTTGCGGAAGCGGATGCATGAAACCAGGACTCATTGCTTAATTGAGGAAGTGACCCCCACCGCAAACAAGGTACAGCGATCCCAGAGCATAGTGGGCCGAATGGCCATGAACCGTGTTTTCTTTCCAAAGACCAGTTTTTGGACGGCAAAGGCGGTTGATGAGCTGATGAAGTTCCCGAATTCCCGCCATGACGATTTTGTAGATGCATTGAGTTATATCGGTTTGGGGTTAGGAAGATTGACAGCACCAGGGCGTATGGTTGCCAAATCAGACATCCCGAAAGAAGGAACAATGGGTTGGGTAAAATGGTGGACAAAGCAAAGTGACTTATCAGCTCAATATCAACTAACAGGCGGGTTCTAATGGCAGAAATGATCGATTCGATGGTGATGGTTGTAGAGGACCAGGAGAAGCCCGAACCTACGTTAAGACGGAAGAACCTGGTCAGCACGATCCAGGCACGGGTGGATTCTGCAAAAGCCTATCATGAGAAGGCATTTGAGCAGATGAAGAAGGACATGGATGCGGTGTTTAATGGCTTTGCAACCAAGGATTACAGCCATGATTTTTATGTAGCAAACATATTACAACGGCACGTTCAGCAACGAACCGCCGCTTTATACGCTAAAAACCCTTTGGCATTATCCAGGAGGCGTAATCGGATGGATTATGCTGTTTGGGATGAGCAAGAAGATACTTTAAAGATGGCGTATGCGGCGGTTAAAGCAATGGGTCAATCCGGTGTGCCAGCTCCAGAACAAGCCCAGATGATCGTTCAGGATTATGAGCGTGTCCAGAGCCATAGGCGGATGCTGGATAAGGTAGCAACGACCTTGGAGAAGTTGTTTGAATATTATATGTCGGAACAGGAGCCTTCGTTTAAGAGCCAGATGAAACAGCTGGTACGGAGGTGTATCACAACTGGAGTCGGTTATGTAAAAGTAGGATTCCAGCGTGATGTGGATCGACAGCCGGAGGTGGCGGCACGGATCGCAGACATCCAGGCCCAGCTGGATCACCTTCGGCGAATCGCTCTTCAGGCAAAGAAGGGTGACATTGATAAGGATGATCCAGAGATGGAAGAGCTGATGCTGTCATTAAAGACATTGGAGAATGAGCCAATGGTGACAGTAAGAGAAGGATTGCTTTTCGATTTCCCAGATTCAGACAGTATCATTGTGGATCCGATGTGTAGACAGCTCCGAGGTTTTGTAGGTGCAAAGTGGGTTGCTCATGAAATGTATATGACTCCAGATGATGTGATGGAGATTTATGGTGTGGACCTGGAAGAGGATTACACCAGCTATGATGTTAAGGGGAAGCGTAGTGATTTCCGAGATCCATTCCGGCGTGGATATTCCGCCCAGGTTTACGATGGGCATAATTCAGAAGATGCAAAAGAGGGATTGGTTTGTGTCCATGAGGTGTATGATCGGCAAGCCGGATTGCAGTATTGCATTGCAGACGGATACAAGGATTTTTTAATGGAGCCGGAAGCTCCCCAGGTTCATGTAGAATCATTCTGGCCAATCTATGCACTCGTTTTTAATGAAATTGAGCATAAAGACCGGCTTTTCCCACCTTCTGATGTCCGGCTTCTCATTCCGATGCAACATGAGTACAACCGAGCAAGGCAGGGACTTCGTGAACATCGAAGAGCAAATCGGCCCAAATATGCGGCTCCAGCGGGTATGTTGGAGGAAGAAGATAAGGCAAAACTGCAATCGCATCCTGCAAATGCAATGATCGAATTGCAAGCATTGGCGGCGGGTCAGAAGGTCAATGATGTGATCCAGCCTATACAGCAAATCGGGATCGATCCGAATCTTTATGAAACCAAGACCATATTTGATGACATTCAGCTCGTAGCCGGACAGCAAGAAGCAACCTACGGCCAGGTTTCCAAGGCTACAGCTACCGAGACAAGCATTGCAGAATCGAGCCGGACAAGTGCTTTGGGAGCGCAAGTTGATGAGCTGGATTCGTTCATGAGTGATGTATGCAAAGCGGCAGGACAGATCATGCTTGCAGAACTTTCTGAAGAAGAAGCAAAGCGGATCGTGGGTCCTGGAGCGGCATGGCCTGATTTAAGCCGTACCCAGATTATGGAAGAGATATTTCTGGAGATCGAAGCGGGTAGCACCGGAAAGCCCAACAAGGCGGCTGAATTAAGGAACATCGAAAGGATAGTCCCATTTTTGTTGCAGATCCCAGGCATTTCACCGCAATTCCTGGCAAAGGAATTGTTGAAGCGTCTGGATGACAAGATGGATTTGACCCAGGCTTTGACGGAAAAGATCCCGTCAATTGTCAGCATGAACCAGACTCCCATGTTGGGGGCTGGGGATGCAGAAGCACCACAACAACAAGGGCCAGCGGGACGTAATAACGCTCCAAGGCCCAGGCGTGTGATTGGTGGTGGATCTCCGATGGGAGGTCCAGAGTGATTTTTTTAAATTCTTGGATGTTGAAAGATACATTCTACACATATAATATAACCAACAAAGGACGGTAATGACTGAATTAGAAGCAGTCTTGGATACGGAATCGTCCCCCGAATCCAATACAGACGTAGATCCCCCAAGTGAGGACACCGCACAATCGTCAAGTGCTGATACAGACGAAGCTGAATCTACGGAATCGCTTCTGGATGTTGTTCAAAATGCTTATGACGCAACCCAGAGCGAGGACCAAGAGGAAGCAGTATCGGAATCGTCAACCGATGAGGATGGTTCTAAGGATCAGCCTGAAGTAGAGGCTTCAGAGGTTCAGGTAGAAATACCAGAAGATGATGAAACCAAATACAAGGGTGAACCTTTCAGCAAACATCCCAGGTTCCGTGAGCTGATTGCGGAAAAGAACCGTTATCGGGAAGGTGCAGATCAGTTTGATCGCATCAAGAGTTTTATGCGAGACAATGGCTTGAGTGCTGAAGATACCGTTGAGGGCTTCAAAGTGATGGCCATGATGAAGAATGACCCAGCCGAGGCATTCAAAGTCTTGCGTGAAAAACTTAATCAAGTTGGCGAAGTTGCGGGGTATAAGCTACCTCAAGACATCAAACAAAAGATTGATGACGGCTATTTAGACGAGGCTTCTGGACGGGAGCTGAGTCGAGCAAGAGCGGATCTGGCCCGTGAAAAAACCCTTCGGGAAACACGGGAACAGCAGATCCAGACGCAAGCTCACAACGCCACCGTTGAACAGATTGAAGAATCTGTCACGGATTGGGAAGACAGCATGAAAGAGTCGGATCCTGATTGGGACCTCAAAGCAGATGAATTGGATGACCGTGTAAGGGTTTTAGTAGCAGAACGGGGTCAGCCCAGTACAGAAGGAGATGCTTTGTCCCTGGTTAGGGAGGCTTACGATAGCGTTAATGAAAGATACAGGAAAAAGACACCAGCAAAACGACCTATACGCACGGCTACTGGCGGTAAACTGGGCGGATCTCTCGCACCAGAGCCAGGGTCTTTGCAGGAAGCAATGGAGCTGGCTTTAGAGCGGTAAGAGAACGTCCCTCATAAATAGGACGTTTTATGGCTTTTTCTAGTGGTGAACTTACCAATATCGCAAATGCGGCATTGGATTATTACATTGATAAGGGAACGGTTTATAGCCAAACCCTAGCAGACAAGCCCCTTCTTAATATGATGGACAAGAAGGCGGCAACTTTCCCCGGCGGGAAAGAAAACGTATCGCTTGCAGTCAAAGGTGTATATAGCACCACGGTTGCTGGCTACACTCACAACGACACCGTTTCGTATGTCAATCCGGCTAACATCCAGCGGGTAAATTACCCCTGGCGTGAACACCATTCTGGTATTTCCGTGACGTTGACCGAATTGAAAAAAGACGGCATAAGTGTCGTAGATTCTCTGGATTCTAAATCTACTTCTAATCACTCCGGAAGAGAAATGACCGCTTTGGCAAATCTCTTAGAGGACAAATTGGAAGACATGATGGAGGGATATGCCAGAGGGATGAATACGATCCTTTATGATGACGGATCCACCGATGCAAATGCATTTGATGGAATCCAGGCATTCATTAAGGATAATCCAGCGGCATCCGGATCAACAGTAGGAGGCTTGAGTACGGTAACAAACACCTGGTGGGCGAACCGTGCCAACGTAGCCATTAATACTGGATCCACGGACCTGGTGGAATTCATTCACACCGAGATACGTCAGCTTCGAAGGTTCGGAGGCAAGCCCGATATTGCGGTTTGCGGATCCGCATTCCTGGATAAGCTGGTATCAATCCTCCACGCAAAAGGCAATTACACGCAAACAGGTTGGAACAGTTCTGGATCCACCGACATTGCGTTTGCCGACATCAAATATCAGGGGATCCCTTTTGTCTATGATCCAGCAATGGATGATCTGACAATTTCAGGGAAAGACCCCGATAAGCGATGCTACATCATCGATACTTCAAAACTCAAAATGCACTATATGCAAGGTGAGAAGATGAAGCGTCATTCACCAGCGAGAGCGGCCACCAGTTACGTCATGTATAGAGCCATGACAACTACTTGTGTGCTTTGTGCTTCGCAATTAAATTGCCACGGGGTTTACGAAATCCAGTAGGCATTAACGGCGGGGTTTCGGCCCCGCTCTAATAGGACACGTTATGGAATCTTATTCTTGTAATTTAGCATTAAGCGGGAACATAGGAATGATTGTTCGTAAAGAAGGTCTTTCCGTTGCCCAATTGATTGTTCTTCGTCATATCCACGGCGATTCTTCAGTCATTGATATTGAAGAAAACGGGAAAATGGATGCTTCAGGCTCAGATCGGCAAAGGCTTGTTGATATTTATGGGGAACAAAAAGTCGCAGAAGTTTTTGGGCCTTATGGTGATCTCCCTACCAAAATAGAAGAATCAAAAATTCCAGAATCTTATTTTGCAAAGCCTGTCAATAAAGGCGGAAGGCCCAAAAAGAAGGCTCCAGCTAAAAAGGCTCCAGCAAAAACTGAAGTAAAAGAAGAACCCGCATCAGCTGAAGAATAATGGCCAGAGGAACTACGCTAGGCGAATTGATCGATGATTTAAGGGCCGAAGTAGGGCATTCCGTCCAGGCTTCTCTTGGGAAGGCAATGCGGGATGTTCTGATTGTAGTCCTTCAAAGAACCCAGCGTAGGCTTTGGAATGATTACAGCTGGCCATTTTTGCGTGTCAAAAGAGACATCAGTATGGCCACCGGACAGCGTTACTATAGTTTACCTGCGGACGTTACCTTTGAGCGGATCGAGCGGGTTGAATTTAAGTGGGGTGATCGATGGGAGGCAATGGATTATGGGATTGGGACCGAAGAGCTGAATCAATGGGATTCAGATCGTGACATCCGGAGCTGGCCCATCTACCGATATGATGCTTATGACAACTCAGGCACAACCCAGCTGGAGGTCTGGCCAGTTCCCAGCACTAATGCTGATGCTTCAACTGGGTCTGGTAATGTTCGCATTCACGGTATCCGTAATCTGGGTAATTTTATTTCTAGTAGCGATAAAGCGGAGCTTGACGATCAGCTTCTTGTCCTTTATGCGGCAAGTGAAATCCTGGCTCGTCAGAAACAGCCGGATGCTCAAGCAAAACTAAGTCAGGCCAATGCTCATTATATGAGACTGAAGGCCAGGTCATCTAAGACAGATACGTTCATTCTGGGAGGCAATGAGGTTCCAGGACGTTACATACCAAAGGGTCCTCCAGTTGTGGCAATAACTACAAGCAGTAGCTAATGCCTTACATTCTTGTTGAAGATTTTAAAGCAGGATTAGACACCAGGCGGACGAATGTTACGTCTGTTCCTGGTTCATTGGCTACGCTTACAAACGCCCATCTCACCAGGGGCGGTGAGATAGAAAAAAGGAAGGCATTTGTGCAATTGGTGACGTTACCAACCGATTCAGACGGCAATCCTGCAACCGTAGGATTGGCGGCGGGTGGTGGACAAATCTATGTTTTTGGATCGCTTCCTTCATCAGTCGTTAATTTCCCAACAGGAACGCCATCGAATGTCAACTATGTCCAGCTTCGACATCCAGAATGCGAAGCCAGTTTTAGAGTTTCATCGGATACTGGTGGTGGAACCGTGACAAGAGTTGTTGTCGATTCCGTAGACATATTAAATGCAAATGACGGATCTGGAATTGTTTCAAGCGGGGGAACCCAGGCATTAACCGCTGAAGCAATTGCAGAACAAATTAACACTTATCTGTCTTACACCTCTGGAGGTAATCCTGAATATGTAGCCACCAGCGATGGCGATAAAGTGATTGTCCGTGGAGCCATTGCGGAAGGAACAACCATTTCTGTCACAACTACGACAGGGATAAACATTGGGAGCATAGATGATTTTAAGTCTATTGCCATAACAGAGCTTTTAGGATCCGAGTTTTTTGATGGGTTTGTGTATACGGCGGCTAGGTTTGCAGATGGCAAAATCCATCATTATTGGGAAGGCCAAAACAACCCCAGCGTCACACCACCAAATCGGATCGCAGATTGGTTTGATGGACGGGCAAGAGCCAAGTTTCGAATAACAGGCGGGACAGCTGGCGGAACGGCGGCAACCGGAACAATCACAATTACAGCTGGGACAGACAACCCAGGTGATAACGTCCGTGTCATTCGTGTGAACGGAGTCCAGGTTAATGATTCAGCGGTTGCTCATACGGGTGATAACACGACCACGGCAACAGCTGTCAAAAATGCGATCAACGCAACTACTTCAGTCCCTAATTATACAGCAACCTCTTCGGGAGCGGTGGTCACCATTACGGCGAGTGCAGTAGGAACCTTATATAACGGGTATGTGATCGAGGTAGAGAACGATGGTGCAGTAACAACATCCCAGGCGAATCTGTCAGGCGGGGTATCAAACAGCATTTCAAATATTACTGTGGATGGTGAACAGATAATTGAAAATGAAGTTCCCTGGTCAACGTCAAACACCTACACCGCCACCCTGGTTGCCAAGGCAATCAATGAATATGCTTCGGCCCCAGAGTATGAAGCCAGCACGGATGGATCGATTGTCAATATTATAAGCAAGGAAGGTGGAATTGCTTACAACAGTAAAGCCGTTGTTATTACAAAAGCCGGAGATGTGACGTTTGATCAGTATGGGCTGACTACATTAGACGGCGGAGCTGACGCATCAACCTTGGCAGGATATTCACCAGGTGGTTACGTTTTGACCGTTAAATCAAAGATGCATTCGGTATCTGACAGCCTTTGGCATTTTTCGGCAATTGATAAGCCTTATGAATGGAATGCTACGGCATCCCCAGATTTTGCGGGATTTGTTAATCTATCCAACAATGCCCGTGGATCCGAGGATTTAAAGGCCATTGCCAACTATTATTCAAACCTGGCTATTTTTGCAGAACAGGCGGTTCAGATTTGGTTTGTGGACCCTAACCCTGCAAATCTTCAGCAGATCCAAGTCCTTCATAATACTGGGACCATTGCGGCAAACAGCGTGGTGGAATTCGGAGATTCAGATGTTTTCTATCTTGATTCATCTGGGATCCGATCTCTGAAAGCCAGGGACAGCTCCAACGCCGCTTTTGTTGAGGACATCGGAAATCCTATTGACTCATTAATCCAAGAAGAAATTCAAACGAACCTGGATGCATCCAGAAAAGCAGTAGGGATTTTATCGCCAAAAGACGGGCGTTATCTTCTGGCAATCGGGACAAAAGTTTATGTCTTTTCGTACTATCCCAGCTCAAAAATAAGTGCATGGTCCGTTTATGAACCTGGTTTCACGATCCAGCATTGGGCGTATGACGGTGACCAGATGCTTTGCCGAGGAGATGACAACAAACTTTATAGCCTGGGCGGAGCCAACAATACCACTTATGACAATTCCACGGTAACGGTTCAGCTTCCATTCCTGGATGGAGGGAAGCCAGCAACCAGCAAAGATTTTTATGGATTGGATGCGGTTGTGGAAAATGATTGGGATGTTTATGTATCCACGGATCCGACAGACATATCAAGCAATGAACAGATCGGGACTATTGACAGAACGACATACGGATTAGGGCGGGTGACAATGACAGGATACTCCACCCACCTGGCGGTAAAGATGGTCTGTTCGAAGTCTGGATCCGCCAAGATCGGGAACCTCGCTGTCCATTATGAACAGGCGGAAGCTGGATGAGTGAGAAGCTGATTAAGAACCAGATACGACTTGAGCCAATAGTTGGAGATGAAATGTGGGAAGCTGTCCATAAGGCGGCACAAGAAAACGATGAAGGGGTCATGGATCCAACTCATGCAGTTATCAGGGATGGCGAAATCATTGGTGCAATTTCGATCAATGTTTCTTGTGCCAGCTGGTGGATGCATACCAAAAAAACAGGATACCGAGATTCGTACACGGTTTTGCAAATTTTAGACAGCTTGATGCTGGATCGACAGATATTCAGATATGTTTTGCCATGTGAAGAGTCTAGCCCGTATCACGGGATTATGGAGCGTAACGGCTTCAAGAAAATTCTTGGAAACTGGACATTATTTGTCCGAAATCTAATGAGGTAATTATGTGTTTTGGAGGCGGTGGAGATTCAGGCGGTGATGATTGGCGGGAAGCGGAAGAAGCTCGTCAAAGAAGAATCAAACAAGGCGAAGAAAATATTGACAAAGTATTTGCCAAATTTGATGACGATTTCTACGACACAAGACGGCAAGCCTTGATCGACTATGAAACGCCACAAATTGAAGAGCAATATAAGGATGCATTAGGTCAATTAGCGGCGGCTCTGGCAAGAAGCGGATTAGGCGAAAGCTCCATAGGTGCAGATCGAAGGGCGAAGGGTCAAAGAGATTATGACTTTCAGCAACAAGAGATGTTGAGCCGAGCCGACAAGTCAGCTGGTGATGCAGAAAAAGCGATATTAGCGGCAAGAGAAAATCTTTCTACCAACAATATTGCGTTAGCCGATCCATCCAGGGCCAGCAATGCGGCAATTGCATCAGCCGAATCTTTAACCAAATTGCCAAAATATGAACCATTGTTGGATCTGTTTGCGGATCTGACTGAAGGCTTGGCTACACAAGCCGACCTGGAGCGAAGAAGGCAGAATCGTTATCAAAGTGGTCTTTTTAATACTTCCCCAAGTGCTAGAACAATAAGCTGACATGGAACGGATTGAGGTACTGGAGAATCTAAGGCTGGTCCCGTTTTTCGCCCAGACGGGAACCATTTGTTTGTGTAGTGGTAGTAGCGATCCGCCCCCGCCACCACCTCCGCCACCTCCGCCCCCTTTTAATCCTTCTGGACCTTATAAAGGAGCGGATCCGCCCCCTCCGCCACCACCTCCACCACCACCTCCACCACCACCTCCGCCACCGCCTCCTCCGCCACCGCCTCCTCCGCCTCC